GTATTTTATATATGATCCTGACACTATACTTCCTTCAACTTCAAATTCAGAAAATATGTTTTTTAGTATTTCATTTTCATTCATTTCAATCATCCTTTAAATACTTTTTTTGAACTTGTTTCATAGCACTATCTATTTCCTTTTTATTTTGAAAAGCTTTTCTTACAAAAGGTTTTTTTCTTTCACCTCTGCTAGTTCCAAACTCTCTTGCCAAAACTATTAAAGGAATAGGTATTCCTTCATTTGTGTAACCATAGAATCCTACTTTTGTATTTATTCCATCATCGCTTGGTGTTCGATAAGCTTTTGTTACTTTTAATCCTTTTTCAATTGATTTTGTTGTTTTAAAGCTTTCCCTCATACCCACCTTTATAAATTCTCTTACTACTTCAGCTCCAGCTTTTGTCATTTCTGTCATCATCTCTTCAGTATTTTTTTCTAACAATTCAAATTTTAATATCAGTTCGTTTGGTAATTCCTTTTCGAAACTTGCCACTATTTTGTTACCTCAATTGCTTGGATTTCTAATTCAATACCAGCTTCATCTAAATTATTAAGATAATCTATTCTGTAAATTCGATTTTTGTATTTAATATACATATCTCTTTTGACCTCGACTTTCGGATATCTAATTGTAAAATTCGTATAAGATTTTTCAAAATCGCTATTATTTATTACTAAAGTAAAACCCTTTGTAGTTTTAATGTTTGCCCAAGTAGAAAGGATGGTTGTCTCAATTTTATTTTTAAATCCCGAACTATCATCCGTTTCAATCACTTGAATTATGTTTATCCTTTTGTTATATTTCCCTGCATTCAACATACGTTCTTATCTGAGTGCATACCAAGTATCGTTTCAACAACCCTATTTAAATTGTCTTTATCAATATATAAAGTACGGTTATCATACATATCCTGACATAAAATGAATATAACAATTACAAAATCATCATAATCGTCTAAAGACTCAACTCCTGTATTTTCTTTAACAAATACTTTTGCAACACCTAATAAAACATTTAATAATTTTTGTTCTTCTTCTGTTACTTCGGTTAATTTTATATAATCGGCTAATTCTTGATAAGTGATTTCACTTACTTTCATTAATTACCTCCCTCTTTGAGGACTGTCGATTTAATACTAATGATTATTCAGTCGCACATACTAATTTTGAAATTTTTTGTGCGTCCTCAATCTTAGAATCGAATTCAGTCCAAGCAACAATACCAATAGCATGTTGGTCAGCATACTTTTCTCTTAAAACTTCTATCTCTAATTCTTCTACAAACTTTGTAGCTAAGCCTGACATATCGCCATAATAAATAACAGTGTTATTTGCTCCAATATCTGACATATTATCTGATTCATATACTTGTTTACCTAGTAGTGTGTATCCAAAGTCGCTTGTTAAATCGTCTTGAAGCAAATATCTGCCTGTTTCATCTTTTAATAAAGATACGGCCGTTAAAGTTTCCGGCGACATAACCCAAATAGCATTCTTTTGAAATTTTTGTTTAATTTTTCTTTTAGTTTTAATAATATCATCTGATGCTATAGATGTCACACTTGATCCGATTACACTTAATGTAACCCCACCAGCAAGTCCTTCAACCTTAGAATCCGTACCATTGATTAATTCTCCTTCTAAAAAGATAGCGATTGATTCAGACATAATATTAATAACTTCATTAACAATATCAAATTCACTATTGTTCACCAAAGATTTGGATATTTTCGTTAATGCCCCTGCTAAATAACCTGTTAATTCAATATTTGTAAAACTACCAACATTACTTTCCAATGATTGAAATTCAGTTGCATAAGCCATATTTACTTTTGCACTTGAATTTTCTGCATAATATGGAATCTCTAATTTACCCTTAATATTATATTTTGTCGATTTTTCTAAAATTGGTGAAACGTCATAAACTTTTTTGATTATTTTTTTAACAATTGTGGTCGGGATTACTGCACCGTTTTCTCCAATTGTAAGGTTTACGTCTGCTCGTTCTTCTCCAATCATTCCCCTAATGAATCTTTCAAATGATTTTGATTCATTAATTGATCGTTGTTCTTCTGTATCCACTTTTTCTTCCTCCTTAATTTCTTCTTCTGGTTCTTCTTTAATTAATTCTCTGCCTTTAGCTAATGCCAACAAAGTTTCATTGATCGAACTAATTTCACCTTCTATTTTTTTGAACAGATCATTTTCTTCTTCGGTAAATGCTCTTTGTTCTTCTTTAACATTTTTTAAAAGCGCCTCCATTTGATTTTGTTTTTCTGTTTTTTGTTCACTTAGTGCCTTTTTATTCATATTATTTGTTCCTCCTTTATTTTTTTTATTCTTTCTTCATAAATTGAATAATCTATTTTTACTACTTTATCTTTTGGTTTTTCAATTTCTTTCTCGATTTCATTAATAACACTAACATCAACTTCTTCGCCACGATACTCAATAAGTTTTGATTCGTTATCTCTAACCTCAATACTTGTTCCTATATAAGCAGGATATTTTCGATCGTCTATTATTGAAACCTCTAACAGTTCTAAATCTCTCACAGTCCTTTCTTCAATTCCATCTTCATTAATTTTCCTTTCTTCTTTATTACAAAAAAAACCAAAAGACCATCCTCTCAATTTATTTTCTTTTGCTTTTTGTATTACTTCTGAATCTTCAATTTCAACAATTGCTCGAAGTCCTATATTATCTTCGTATAATTTTGCTCGACCACTTTCGGTATCGGCAAGTTCTTTATTATTATCGTGGTTAAGAAGTATTTTTATGTTGTTTGATTTTTCTAACGCTCTTTGGAAAACTCCCGACTTTATCTTTTCAATAAATTTACCCCTGGTATCATATAATGTCTTTGAATTTCTCTCTACTGCGTTTACATAACCATCTACAATTATCTTGTTTCCCCTAATTTCTACCTTCAATTTCATCACCTCCTTTAACAGCAGTGCTAACATCATTCATATCAACTACTGACTTTGTATTGGGAGTGTAATATTTTCCTGTATTAATATCAAATACAACATTTGCCAAGTTTAAAGTAATAACATCCAGCCCCTCAATACTGTCATAATCTTCGAGATATCTTATTTCATTTTTTGATATCCATCCTGTATCTGATGCCACTTTATATGCTTCGTACCTTTCTTTTATATTTCCTCTTGATATTTCTCTTGTATCAAATTCAAAATAAAAAGAATCTTTTTCAGATTCTAAGAGTAAGTTTTTATTTAACGCGTTTTTTATTGCCGATAATATTGGTACAATCGCTTCTTTCATAAAATCTTCAAAGTTTTCTTTATTATGAAAAATATTATTCACTTCATCATCTATTGTTTTTTTTCTTTCATTTAATTGAAGTTCAACCGTTGTATTTGAGCTTTCTTTAAAATCCATCCCTTCGTTTAGAACAATAGCATTTTCGCTTTTATTACTATATAAACTTGACCAAGCTTGTTTTAATGCGTTTATTTCTCTTTCGCCTAGTCTTTTCGTTGAAGTAATAAATCCTTTTTTAGCACCACCAGTTTTTATCAGATTTAGTTCATATAGTAATGTCTGATACGCATTTTCAATAACAGATGAAACCTCATTGACTATACTTCTTCCTGAACCGCCGTTTTTAGTACTTCTTAAAATTGTTAGAAAATTATAGGGTTCATATGTTTTACCACCGATCATATAAGCGATATCTTTATATATTGGATCAAAATTTTTATTAATAGTTACATTTTCTGCATCAACATACCTCAAACATTTAATTATGTTCTTCTTTTTTTCAACATAAATATAACCTCCTTTATCCATTAAGTAATCTTGTACCCAAGCCTTTCTCATTTGAAACGCATCTAAAGTATCCCCTGGTTCAATATTTAGTAATTTAATTCTGTTATCGTTTTTAACCTCCAACACTTTTTTCTTCCCTGTCTTTTCATCCAATTCTTCCTTATATAATCTTATTGGAATAATTGCCACTGTATTGCAAATTCTATCAACTGCGCTTGAAACCGCAGGGAGCGTCATTGCTTTTTCTTTATTGATTTTTTCTCCTGATAACAATGCCCTTAACAAAACATCATTTACATTTGATTCAACCGTTGCTTCAGGTACTATTTCTCTTTTACTGAAAATATCTAAGAATTTCATA